TTTATAGGTGCATAATGGCTAAACTTTGTGCAAAAGGAAAAGCCGCAGCTAAAAGAAAGTTTAAAGTTTACCCTTCGGCGTACGCTAACATGTATGCATCAGGAGTATGTTCAGGTAAAGTAACACCTGGTGGAAAGAAAAGAAAAAAGATGATGGGTGGTGGAAGAATGATGCCTGATAGAGTTATGTTAAAATCAGGCGGTATGTGTAAGCTTGCTTCAAAAGGAAAAGGGAGAGCTTACGGAAAGAATTCATAATGGGATTAAGAAAATGGGTAGCGGACAAATGGGTAGACATTGGAGCACCGAAGAAAGACGGCAAGTATCAACCATGCGGGAGAAGCAAAGGCTCAAAGAGGAAATATCCAAAATGCGTACCACTTGCAAAAGCCACACGGATGACAAAAGGCGAAAAGGCCTCTGCTGTCAAACGAAAGAGAGCTGCAGGTAATCCTGGAGGAAAACCAACCAACGTAAAAACTTTTGTTAAGAAAAAAGATGGTGGGATGATTGGGCAAGCACAAAAAGATTATAGAGGAAGTTACATTGAAGGTAATCTAGGTGGAGTTAAAGTTTCAAATCCAAGTTTAAAAAAATATTACAAAGGGATGTTATAATGCGAAGACAAGATAATATGCCTGCAAGAAATAAAAAGAACTTTAGACCTACAAAGTCTGGAGCAGGTATGACACGAGCCGGTGTCGCTGCCTATAGAAGAAAAAATCCCGGTTCTAAATTAAAAACAGCTGTGACTGGTAAAGTTAAAAAAGGGTCCGCTGCCGCTAAAAGGCGAAAATCATACTGCGCAAGAAGTGCAGGACAAATGAAAAAATTTCCTAAAGCTGCGGCCAATCCAAATTCGAGACTTCGACAGGCACGTAGAAGATGGAAATGTTAGATAAATTTTTATACTCTTTTTTTGGAAAACTCGATGACGCCATTGCGTTTGTAGAAACGTATGTTATTAAAATGACTGAATGGTGTTGGAAATCACGAGTTAAACTTTTAAACAAAAGAAGGAATAAAAAATGAGAACAGCAATAATAGATGCACTTGAGGCTAGATATGAAGCTCAAATTCTAGAAGCTGATGCTACACTTAAAATTTACTTGGAAAATTCTGTAGGTATTGGAGAGCATCCACAACATATAGATGAAGTAGATAAACTAATAGAAAAGATTGCAGCGGCAGAAGAGAAAATAAAGGTGTTGCAACAATTTAAATTATAGACAGATGCCTTTTAAATCAGAAAAACAAAGACGTTATCTATATAAAAACGAACCTGCTATAGCTAAAAAGTGGACTAAAAAATATGGTGGTAAAATAAAAAAAACAAAGAAGAGGAAGAAATAATGGAAGACTTATTATTAGTAGATAAACTAAAAAAAAGAATCAACGCTACACTACAACAAATTGGAGACAGTATGATTACTGGTGGGGTTGACAGTATGGAAAAATATAAGTATATGCTAGGACAAGCACACGCTTATCAATTAATAATACAGGAAATCTCTAACCTGCTAGAACCAAAGGAGCAAAAAAATGAGCAAGGAAACGTTATCGACCTCGGAAAAGGAAGTACCAAAAATTAAACTTGGTCTTCAAGATAAATACGAAGCAGAAAAAAAAGAAGAGTCTCACGCAATTAGATTAGACCAAAACAATATTAAAGATGTAGAGGACCAGTTACCAGAACCGGTTGGCTACAGAATTTTAGTTTTACCTTTTACACCAAAAGAAAAAACTAAAGGTGGAATTTTATTCTCTCAAGAACAATTAGACAAAGCTAGAATCGCAACCACTTGTGGTTACGTTATAAAAATGGGAGATCTTGCATACGCGGACAAAGATAAATTTAAAGAGCCGTGGTGTAAAATAGGAGATTGGGTAATGTTTGCTAGATATGCTGGCTCACGTTTACCGATTGAAGGTGGAGAAGTGCGAATACTAAACGATGACGAAGTGTTAGGGACCATAAATGATCCTGAATCAATTCTTCATTACATTTAACAACATAGGAAGGATACTATGCCAACAGAGAACGAAAAAACAGAAAATCTAGTTGACGTCGGTGAAGCTGATCAGCAAGAAACCGAAGTTAATTTAGATGATAAAGGTGAACCGGAAAAAGTAGAAACGGTAAAAGAAGAAATAGAAGTAGAGCAAGTCCCAGAAGATAAATCTTTTGAAAACGAAAGAGAGACTAAACTCGAAGAAAATAAAGACGAGTTAAAAGAATATAGTGATGGCGTGCAAAAACGTATTGCTAAATTAACTCGTAAGATGAGAGAAGCAGAAAGACAAAAAGAAGAAGCTGTAGCTTATGCTCAATCTATTAAATATAAAAATGATGAAATGGAAGGACGTATCTCTAAGATGGATACTTCTTATGTTTCTGAATTTGAAAGTAGAGTTAAAACAGGTTTAGCAGCAGCAAAACTAGCACTTAAAAATGCTATTGAATCCCAAGACGTTGAAGCACAGATTGCAGCACAACAGCAGTTAGCAGCTTTAACTATGGATGAAGCTAGAGTTAATTCTTTAAAAGTTGCAAACGAAAACAAACCACAACCACAACAAAGAGAAGTAAATATTACTCCTCAACAAAGAGCGCCTCAACAGCAATCTGATCCTAGAGCTGAAGACTGGGCATCTAAAAACAGTTGGTTTGGTAATGACTCTGCAATGACTTATACTGCCTTTGATATTCATAAAACATTGGTAGAAAAGGAAGGATTTGATCCTCAATCAAATGATTATTATGCTGAAGTTGATAAAAGAATAAGACTTGAATTTCCGCACAAATTTGATAAGGTAGAGAACACTTCTACAGAAAGAGCAAAACCTGCTCAGAATGTAGCTTCGGCTAAACGTTCAGCCTCAACAGGACGCAAAAAAACTGTACGACTCACGCCTTCACAGGTAGCAATTGCTAAAAGATTAGGTGTGCCGCTAGAAGCTTATGCAAAACAACTAAAAATCACGGAAGGAGCATAATATGGAAAATGATAAAATAAAAACTTCACGTGCGAGTCAGACTAGAGACAAAATAGAAGTCAAAAAAGTTTGGACTCCACCCAACTCACTTGATGCACCCCCAGCGCCAACTGGATACAGACATCAATGGATACGTTCTGAGATACTTGGAACATCAGATGCTAAAAATGTAGCATCATCTTTGAGAGAAGGATGGGAGTTAGTGAGAGCTGACCAATATCCAGAAACTCAATATCCAGAGATGACAGAAGGCAGATACGCTGGAATAATCGGAGTGGGAGGCCTATTGCTGGCTAGGATACCCGAAGAGATTGCGCTTCAAATCGATGCTTATTATAAAACGCAAAACGATGCAAAAGAAGAAGCAGTAGAGAACAATCTTATGAAGGAACAGCACCCCGGTATGAAATTCCAAAAGGAATCTAATACTCGTGTAACTTTTGGTGGTACAAAGAAATAGTCTTATAACAATTTCTAAGTCCAACAAAATAAATTAAACCGTACTGGAGGCCCCTCGGGGCAGGTACAAAAAAAGGAAACAAATACTATGGCAAATGCAAGTACAGTAGGTTTTGGTTTAAGAACGACTATGGCGCTAGGAAATACTCCAGCGACTTCAGGTCAATCTGAATACAAAATCAAATCGGGCCTAGGTGTTGGTATCTTCAAAAATAACCCAGTGTCACTTCAAGATTCAGGTGGCGATCAAGGTTATTTACAAGATGCAAGTTTCGCTACAACTGATGATGGTGGAGCAGGTGGAGCAGCGTATGACAACTCAGGTCACGCTCCTCTAATTGGTGTGTTCAATGGAGCTTTCTATATTGATAGTTCTACAAGCAAACCAACTTTTGCAAACTCAGTAGCAGCAGGAACAACATTTAGTACTGACTACAATACAGGCAGCGCAGACGGCTTAGGTTTTGTAAATGACAATCCTTTCCAAGAATATGTTGGAAAATCGGATGCAGTCGTTACTCAATCTATGTACGGCGACGCTGGCTACAACACTAACAGCTTTACAGCAAGTGATGCTAAAGACGGTCAATCGACTGTAACTTTAGACATTGGCGGCGGAGCAGCTTCTACTCATATGTTTAAATTGGTTAGATCTGCAAACGACCCGGAGAACAAAGATAATACAGCGATTGGTTCAAACCAAATCGTAGTTATCGCTGGTGCTTCGAACTTGTATAATGGCGATAATTAATAGCGAATAAGGAGATAAATAACTATGGCTATATCAAGAGCACAACTAGTTAAAGAACTAGAGCCTGGTCTGAATGCTTTATTCGGATTAGAGTACAAACAATATGGCGAGCAGTGGACTGAAATTTTCGACACTGAATCATCTGACAGAGCTTTCGAAGAAGAAGTAATGTTAGCTGGTTTTGCAAACGCGGCAGTTAAACCCGAAGGTCAAGGGGTTGGCTACGACGATGCACAAGAAACTTTCACAGCTCGTTACACTAACGAAACGATCGCATTAGCGTTCGCAATCACAGAAGAAGCTATCGAAGATAACTTGTATGACAGACTTGCGTCTAGATATACAAAAGCGTTAGCAAGATCTATGGCGAGCACTAAGAACATCAAAGGTGCGGCAGTATTAAATAACGCATTTGATAACACTTTCTTAGGCGGTGATGGTGTAGAACTTTGTTCTACTGCTCACCCTACTTTGAATGGTACATTTTCAAATGAATTAACAGTAGCTGCTGAACTTAATGAAACTTCATTAGAACAGTCGTTGATTGACATCGCGGCTCTTACTGATGAAAGAGGCCTAAAAATTGCGGCGCAAGGAG